ATGAAAAATATTAGAAATATCGCTGTAATCGCGCATGTTGATCATGGGAAAACCACTTTAGTAGATGGCTTACTTTCTCAATCTGGCACATTTAGTGAGAGGGAAAAAGTGGATGAAAGGGTGATGGATAGCAATGATTTGGAAAGAGAAAGAGGCATTACTATCCTGTCTAAAAACACCGCTATTTATTACAAAGACACTAAAATCAATATCATTGACACTCCTGGGCATGCTGATTTTGGGGGCGAAGTGGAGCGCGTTTTAAAAATGGTGGATGGGGTGTTGCTTTTAGTGGATGCGCAAGAAGGGGTCATGCCTCAAACTAAATTCGTGGTTAAAAAGGCTTTGAGTTTTGGGATTTGCCCTATTGTGGTGGTGAATAAAATTGATAAGCCTGCCGCTGAACCAGATAGAGTGGTGGATGAAGTTTTTGACTTGTTCGTAGCGATGGGGGCTAGCGATAAGCAATTGGATTTCCCTGTGGTGTATGCTGCTGCTAGAGATGGCTATGCGATGAAAAGTTTAGACGATGAAAAGAAAAATTTAGAGCCTTTGTTTGAAACGATTTTAGAGCATGTGCCAAGCCCTAGCGGGAGCGTTGATGAGCCTTTGCAAATGCAAATTTTTACGCTTGATTATGACAATTATGTGGGCAAAATCGGTATTGCTAGAGTGTTTAACGGCTCGGTTAAAAAGAATGAGAGCGTGCTGTTGATGAAAAGCGATGGGAGTAAAGAAAATGGCCGTATCACTAAGCTTATAGGCTTTTTAGGGCTGGCTAGGACTGAGATTGAAAACGCTTATGCGGGCGATATTGTAGCGATTGCCGGCTTTAGTGCAATGGATGTGGGCGATAGCGTCGTTGATCCTACTAACCCCATGCCTTTAGATCCCATGCATTTAGAAGAGCCTACGATGAGCGTGTATTTTGCTGTCAATGATTCGCCCTTAGCCGGGTTAGAAGGAAAGCATGTTACTGCTAATAAATTGAAAGACAGGCTCTTAAAAGAAATGCAAACCAATATCGCTATGAAATGCGAAGAAATGGGTGAAGGCAAGTTTAAAGTGAGCGGGCGTGGGGAATTGCAAATCACTATTTTAGCTGAAAACTTGCGCCGTGAAGGGTTTGAGTTTAGCATTTCACGCCCTGAAGTCATCATTAAAGAAGAAAATGGCGTTAAATGCGAGCCTTTTGAGCATCTAGTGATTGACACGCCTCAAGATTTTAGCGGGGCTATCATTGAGAGATTGGGCAAAAGAAAAGCCGAGATGAAAGCGATGAATCCCATGAGCGACGGCTATACAAGATTGGAATTTGAAATCCCTGCAAGAGGGCTTATCGGCTATAGGAGCGAGTTTTTAACCGACACTAAGGGCGAAGGCGTGATGAATCATAGCTTTTTGGAATTCCGCCCTTTTAGCGGGAGCGTGGAATCGCGCAAAAATGGGGCACTAATTAGCATGGAAAATGGCGAAGCGACCGCTTTTTCCCTTTTCAATATCCAAGAAAGAGGCACGCTTTTTATCAACCCCCAAACTAAGGTTTATGTGGGCATGGTCATTGGCGAGCACAGTAGGGATAATGATTTAGATGTCAATCCCATTAAATCCAAGCATTTAACCAACATGAGAGCGAGCGGGAGCGATGATGCGATCAAACTCACCCCGCCTAGGACTATGGTGTTAGAAAGAGCGTTAGAGTGGATTGAAGAAGATGAGATTTTAGAAGTTACCCCCTTGAATTTAAGGATCAGGAAAAAGATTTTAGACCCCAACATGAGGAAAAGGGCGAAAAAATAAAACTTGTATAAGGTAGCAGATATTTTTTGTGGTGCTGGAGGATTGAGCTATGGCTTTTCTATGCACCCTTATTTTGAATTAATATGGGCTAACGATATAGACAAGGACGCTATTTTAAGCTATCAAGCCAATCATAAAAAGACGCAAACCATTTTATGCGATATTATACAACTTAATTGCCACAACTTACCATGCGTTTCAGTTGATATTCTACTAGGCGGACCACCATGCCAGAGCTATTCTACTCTTGGCAAAAGAAAAATGGATGAAAAAGCGAATCTGTTTAAAGAATATTTGCGGCTTTTGGATTTAGTAAAACCAAAAATGTTTGTTTTTGAAAATGTGGTGGGTTTAATGTCTATGCAAAAAGGGCAATTATTCAAACAAATTTGTAACGCTTTTAAAGAGAGAGGTTATATTTTAGAGCATGCCATTTTAAACGCCCTAGATTATGGTGTGCCTCAAATAAGAGAGCGAGTGATTTTAGTGGGTGTGCTTAAAAGCTTTAAACAAAAATTCCACTTCCCCAAACCCATAAAAACGCATTTTTCTCTAAAAGACGCTTTAGGGGATTTACCACCCATTCAAAGCGGTGAAAATGGTGATGCTTTAGGTTATCTTAAAAATGCGGATAATGTTTTTTTGGAATTTGTGCGAAATTCTAAAGAATTAAGCGAGCATAGCAGTCCTAAAAATAATGAGAAACTTATAAAAATCATGCAAACGCTAAAAGACGGACAGAGTAAAGATGATTTGCCCAAAAATTTACGCCCCAAAAGTGGTTATACTAACACCTATGCCAAAATGTGGTGGGAAAAACCAGCCCCCACCATTACAAGAAATTTTTCTACCCCAAGCAGTTCTAGGTGTATCCATCCAAGAGACTCTAGAGCGTTAAGCATTAGAGAGGGAGCAAGATTGCAAAGCTTTCCTGATAATTATAAATTCTGTGGGAGTGCTAGTGCTAAAAGATTGCAAATTGGCAATGCCGTACCGCCTTTATTGAGTGTAGCGCTCGCTCATGCTGTCTTTGATTTTTTAAGGGGTAAAAATGTTTGGTAATAACGATTTTAAAGGTTATAGAAATTTATTGGGTTTTAATTCTCAAAATGCGTTTAAGGAATTTTTAGGCACTAAAGACATACAACCTTGCGTTGATTTCAATTATTTAAATGCGCTCAAAAAAAGGCTTATTGAAATTTTTAGCGCTATCAATAGTGTTTATTGTTTTAAATATAATGAGTATGAATTGGAATGCTTTTTTAAAAACTCCATAGAGCGAGTGTTTTCAAAGATAGTGGATACTCATATTATTTATAAGCTGAATAATCAAGGCAGAAGACCTGAAGAAGTGTGTTTTTCTTGGATGCGTGGGTTTTTAGTAGCGGAGTTTTTTAAGGATTTTATCGCTTGTCTTTTTGGCACACAAAAAGAAACCATTAAATTTTTTGGTGGGGATAATTTTGAAAGCATAGAAAGCTTTAAAAGAAGTCCTAAAGCCGATTTTTTGTTAGACAATCATTTATTGCTAGAAGTTCAAAGCGGGTTTCAAGGGATCAATGATATTAAAGAACATAAAATTATAGAAGCTAAAAGGCGTTTGATAACGGATAAAATTCCTACTATTGTGGTGCATTTTGATCTGTTTAATGGGCAAGTAGCGTGCGTAGAAATTTCTAAAATCAAAGACAATGATTTGAATTGGATAACCCGCCAACAAATGGAAGGGCAGAGCGTTTTTAATATTTCGCAAGACTTTTTTGATTACAAAATTACAGAAATACCTAGTAAGCTACTTTCATAAAAACCAACAGCATAATACAGTCTAAATAAAATACAAAATAATAGCATCAAAAAAGTGGTAGGTGGATTGAATGTTCGTTATTTTTTGCCCAACATTCAGCGTGAGTGTGTGTCCCTCAAATGAGGGAGCGAGTGTTTAGTGGGCACACTCAAAAGCTTTAAACAAAAATCCCACTCCCATAAACCCATAAAAACGCATTTCTTCAATCAACTTATATTTTGATTTGCATTAGCCTTTTTATTGCCTCCTATTAAAAGTGATCCCATAAACTTCATTCCTGATTTGAAATAAGGGATCAGTAGGGGCTTCTACGCCTTTAGGGAGATCGGCTGGGAAATACACATCTTTATTGCAACCCATTCCTTCGTATTCTTCAACTTTTAATGTCCCTACCAACAATTCCTTGTGTTTGCCTTTCCAAAGCGCAGTCGTGTCGTTGGTGGCATCATTTTTATTCGCAAACACCAGATACATTTGGTATTCTACGGGTTTAGTTTTAAGGTGTTGTTGGAATGAAGAAAGCAGATAATTTGAATCTTTTTGCTTTAATTCTTGGGGGTTAAGATACTTGATGCCGTCTTTAGGCACAAATTTCCATCTCGCAGGCAATAATTTTTCTTTCTTATCTTTAAACTTGAACGCATGCACGCTATAATAAGGCGTGTTAGCCACGCTTGAGCTAATCCCTATCGTTTTTGTGTAAGCGGCAAAATTCCTATAAGAGGGGACTTCTTCATAAAGCTTTTTGATTCTTGCTTCATCCACCTTGCCATTTTTAGGGATTCTCATCTCAAAAAATTGGGCGAATTCGTTAGGGTTTTTGGCAAAATTGATTTCTGTATTGAGCATCACCATTGTCCAGCTAGCGTTTTGGTTTTCTAATTTTAACGCCATTCCCCTAACTTTGCTTTTATCATCCATTGCCACGCCTCCTAAAGAATACCTTACAGACGCAGGGATTTCTTTTTCATTGAGTAATGGCACATCTAAATCCTTTCTTGCTTGCGGGTTAGGGAGGAACACGCCTTTAGCGCAAAACCCCTTAGTGTGGTTGATTTTCATTTTAGGCTCTTTGGCGTTGAGTTTGTAGAAAATATCCGCAATCTCTTCAGCGCTCACTTCATGGGCTTTTAAAAAACCCAAGCTAAAAACCAAACACAAGCTCAAACCAATTTTTTTCATTCTTGATCCTTATTATTATTAATATAAAACAATGCTTTATTGTATCAGTAAATTCCCTATTTGGCCTTAAAAAGCCTTTTTTTAAGTATCTTATTAGGATATTAAAAGATATTTCTATCCATTGCATGCTTATGAGCAAGCTTTTAAGGATAAACTTGCGTTTTAAATTTTGTAATTTTTAAGAAAAATTAGCTTGATTTTAAACTAATTCTATATTCTTTTATGCTACAATTATTTCTACAGAGTAATTTATCTATTCTCAGGTAAAGTAAGGAAGAGGAATGAAATTAAAGAAACGAAAAGTTGCGGCTACGTTGCTAAAGCGTTTTACCTTACCACTATTGTTCACTACGGGTTCATTAGGGGCGGTTACTTATGAGGTGCATGGGGATTTTATCAACTTCTCCAAAGTGGGTTTTAACCATTCGCCTATTAACCCTGTTAAGGGTATCTATCCCACAGAAACTTTTGTTAACCTTACGGGTAAGCTAGAGGGGTCTGTGCATTTAGGTAGAGGATGGACCGTGAATTTAGGCGGTGTTTTGGGCGGACAAGTTTATGATAGCACTAGGTATGACAGGTGGGCAAAGGATTTTACCCCCCCAAGCTATTGGGATAAAACTTCTTGCGGCACTGATTCTTTGAGCCTTTGTATGAATGCCACTAAAATGTGGCAGCAACAAGGACCAGGCGGTATTATTGACCCTAGAGGTATTGGTTGGGAATATATGGGTGAGTGGAACGGCTTGTTCCCCAACTACTATCCGGCTAACGCCTACTTGCCTGGGGGTTCAAGGCGCTATGAAGTTTATAAAGCGAATCTCACCTATGATAGTAGCAGAGTCCATATGGTAATGGGGCGCTTTGATGTTACGGAGCAGGAGCAAATGGATTGGGTTTACCAATTGTTCCAAGGTTTTTATGGGACTTTCAAGCTCACGAATAAGATGAAGTTCTTGCTCTTTAGCTCTTGGGGTCGTGGTATCGCTGATGGTCAATGGTTGTTCCCTATCTATCGTGAAAAGCCTTGGGGTATTCATAAAGCCGGTATTATTTATCGCCCTACAAAAAATTTAATGATCCACCCTTATGTGTATCTTATCCCACAAGTAGGCACATTGCCCGGTTTTAAAGTAGAGTATGATACCAATCCTGAGTTTAGCGGTAGGGGCATTAGGAATAGAACGACTTTCTATGCGTTGTATGACTATCGTTGGAATAACGCTGAATACGGTCGTTATGCGCCCGCTCGTTATAACACTTGGGATCCGTTCTTGGATAATGGTAAGTGGCGTGGCTTGCAAGGTCCTGGTGGTGCGACACTCTTTTTGCGCCACCATATAGATATTAACAACTACTTTGTGGTTGGTGGTGCTTATCTCAACATTGGTAACCCTAACATGAACTTAGGTACTTGGGGTAACATCATCGCTGTGGATGGTATCGAACAATGGGTTGGCAGTATCTACAGCTTAGGGTTTGCGGGGATTGACAACATTACCGACGCTGATGCGTTCACCGAGTATGTTAAGGGTGGAGGCAAGCATGGTAAGTTCAGTTGGAGCGTTTATCAGCGCTTCACCACTGCACCAAGGGCTTTGGAATATGGTATTGGTATGTATCTAGACTATCAGTTCAGCAAGCATGTTAAAGCGGGTCTCAAACTCGTATGGTTAGAGTTCCAAATTCGTGCGGGTTACAACCCTGGAACCGGTTTCCTTGGGCCAAACGGGCAACCGCTTAACTTGAATAATGGTTTGTTTGAATCTTCTGCGTTCGCACAAGGTCCTCAAAACATGGGCGGTATCGCAAAAAGCATCACTCAAGACAGAAGCCATTTGATGACACACATTAGTTATAGTTTCTGAGAGAGTTCCCCTATCTCTTAGATATGCCTTTTTTGTATTTTTATTTTAATATCTTTGGGAGTTAGGGTTTTGGAAATTAAGAAATATTTTTCTCACTCTCTCTTTTTTTTGCTTTTTTCTAGTCTTTTTTTATCCAAACTTCAAGCTTATAAATTCAACATGAGCATTGTTGGAAAAGTGAGCAGCTATACCAAGTTTGGCTTTAACAACCAAAGATACCAGCCTTCTAAAGACATTTATCCTACAGGTAGCTACACTTCTTTACTCGGCGAATTGAATTTGAGCATGGGTTTATACAAGGGTTTGAGGGCAGAAGTGGGGGCTATGATGGCAGCGCTTCCCTATGACTCTACCGCCTATCAAGGCAACAATATCCCTAATGGCCAGCCTGGCTCTAGGACCGATCCTTTTGGGGCGGGTATCTTTTGGCAATATATTGGTTGGTATGCGGGGCATAGTGGTTTGCAAGTGCAAAAACCTCGTTTGGCCATGGTGCATAACGCTTTTTTGAGCTACAACTACAAAAAAGACAAATTCAGTTTTGGCGTGAAAGGGGGGCGCTATGATGCTGAAGAGTATGATTGGTTCACTTCTTACACTCAAGGGGTTGAAGGCTTCGTCAAATATAAAGATACCAGGTTAAGGGTGATGTATTCAGACGCTAGGGCTTCAGCGTCAAGCGACTGGTTTTGGTATTTTGGGCGTTACTATACAAGCGGTAAGGCTTTAATGATTGCGGATTTGAAATATGAAAAAGACAATCTAAAAATCAACCCTTATTTTTATGCGATCTTTCAAAGAATGTATGCGCCAGGCATTAATATCACTTATGACACCAACCCTAATTTCAACAATAAAGGCTTTCGTTTTGTAGGCACTTTCGTGGGGTTTTTCCCCATTTTTGCCACTCCAGCCAATCAGAATGATATTATCCTTTTCCAACAAGTGCCGTTAGGAAAAAGCGGGCAAACTTATTTCTTCCGCACCCGTTTTTATTATAACAAGTGGCAATTTGGGGGCAGTGTCTATAAAAATATCGGTAACGCTAATGGTGATATAGGTATTTATGGGGATCCTTTGGGGTATAACATCTGGACGAATAGTATTTATGACGCAGAAATTAACAATATTGTTGGCGCTGATGTTATCAACGGGTTTTTGTATGTAGGCTCACAATATAGAGGGTTTAGTTGGAAAATTTTAGGCCGTTGGACGGATAGCCCAAGGGCTGATGAAAGGAGTCTTGCGCTCTTTTTGAGTTATTTTTCTAATAGGTATAATATTAGAATGGATTTAAAACTAGAATATTATGGCAATATCACCAAAAAAGGCTATTGTATTGGGTATTGTGGCATGTATGTTCCAGCCGATCCTAACGGGCCTGGGACACAGCCTTTAACGCACAATGTGTATTCTGACAGGAGTCATATAATGTTTAACATTACTTATGGTTTTAGGATTTACTAGCATTTTATCCTTAATGGATATTTTTGATTAGCCTTTTTAAAATATGGAAAGGCTCTGCTCCAATCAAATATTAATACTCAAAAAGCCTTATTTAACTTTATTATTCAATATTTACTATAACTCCCATTAAAGAATTCGGTAAGAATTACCCCGAGTTTGCCCTAAAGCCTAAGGAAGCGTTAGAAAAATTATTACAAGAGAGAAACGGACAAGTTGCAGGTGCAGCGTTCAGGGATGATTTAGGAGGGATTGATTTTGTTTGGGGAACGCCAAAGACTAAAGACAGCGTAGGTTATGGATTAGCGCATATAATAGAACGAATAGAACAACAAGCCATAGCTAAAGGATTAAACGAAGCAGAAGCTAAAGAATACGCTTTAAATATCGTTAAATCTATCCCTGAAGTGTTAGAGAAAGGATCTAAAGGAACGGATCATTTAGGGCGTGTGTTTGTAGATCATGGAAATATAAGAGTAGGGTTAAATAACACATGGAATAACAAAGATTTAGAAAATCATTGGGTGATAAGCAGTTATGAATTACGAGATACAACAGAGAAGCCCACGCATTTTCCGACCTCGCAAGCAATCACTAAAGAAAAGGACATTCATTCTTTAAACTCTGTAGAACCTAATCCTACCACCAACACGCTAAAAACGCAAGATTTAAGCCCCCTTGAACAAGCCAACGCCGAAAAGCTTGCGAAATTAGAAAGCGAGCGGTTAGAAAGCGAAAAAGAATTCACACGCTTAAAAGAGCAAGAGATCGCGCGCAAAGCCGCTTTAAAAAAGAAGTTAGAACACGAGCGAGGCAATGCAGGCAACATTGAAAGCGCCACTAAAATAGAAGTAGGAGAGGATATACCCGTGAATGCACTAACACAAATCCCTAAAAGCCGAGTGAGATTGAACGAAAGAGAGATTTACGATCTCAATTATGCGATCGTGAAAGCTAAAGACTTAAAACCGAGCTTTACCACCGGCGGGACGCAAAAACGCACCGACATGAACGAAGAACAGATTAAAAGCGTTGCTGAGAATTTTGATCCTAAAAAGATATTTGGCAGCGGAGGTTTTGAAGATTTACCCATCATTTTACACGACGGGCAAGTGATCGCAAGAAACCACAGAATACAAGGCATGCTAAACTTCACGCCTAAAAGCCGTTACACTTACGAGAAAGCGATCAAGGAATACTATCACATAGATTTAAAACCAGATGAACTATTAGTGCGAGTCCCCTCTAAACGCTTAAACAACACCGAGATTAACAATTTAGCGGCTTCATCTAATCAAGGACGCTTCAATAGCGAGAGCGATCACGCGATAGCGGTTTTAAGCCATTATGAAGCGAAATTAAAAGAATTAGAAAAACAATTAAACGCTGATAGCATTTACTCCTTAAAAAACATTGTGGCTAAAAACCTTAATTTTGACAAAGCGACTCACCCTAATGTAGGAGATAGCAACTTAGCCCTTTTAATGTTCAACATGCCAAGGACTAAAACGCAAGGGATAGAACTATTAAACCGCTGGCAAAAAGAATTTTCAAACGATATTAAAAGCTATGAAAAAGTGAAAAAAATGTTTGTAGATAACGCTGGCAGTTTTCACAATTTAATCCATGATATGAGTTTTCCTAATGTGAGCCTAAACGCTTATTTAAGCGATATCATGGATCGCAGTTTTGCGAATTTAAAGAACTATCAAACTACAAGCGAGAGCCTGAAAGATTTGAGCGAAAAATTCTATAAAACGAATTCTTTAGAAATGTTTGAAAAGAGCGATCAAAGCGCAAGCGATATCAGCGAGATTTTAGGAGCAAGCGTAGCGCGATTTGCGAGGTTTGATGATCCTTCTAAAGCGTTATTTGAAGATTTAAAGAGCGATAACATTAAAAAAGGTTTGAAAGAATTTAAGATCGCAGATGTTACAAAAGACATGTTTAACCCTGATAGTAAGGAATTTAAAGATATTGATATTTACGATTTCACGCATTACCTTTTAATGGCTAATAGAGAGCCGAACGAAAATAACCCTACTTTAAAGCGCCTGATAGAAGCCGTTAAGGACATGCAAAAAGAAAACGAGAAAGGGATTAAAAAACAAAAACTAAAAACGCCTAGCGAATGGGGACCTAATTATAGCGAGTTTAAAAATGATGGCTTAGGAGCGATTAACAAGCTATTAGAAACTAAAAAAGGTTTTGTAGCGGGAGCGTTTCATAAGGAAGGTTTAGGGGATATTGATCTAGTTTGGGGGAATAAAGATTACGGGTTAGAACACATCTTAAAGCGTAGGGAAAGCGATGCGATAGACAAAGGCATGAGTAAAGAAGAAGCTAAAAAATACTCATTAGAAATAATTAACAATATCCCTAACATAATAAGCAACGGGAAATTATCAAAAGATGGTTTAGGGCGTTTAAAAATTGAATTCAAAAATCAAAGAGTGGGGTTAAATGATAGTTGGAAAGGTGAAACCTTAAATAATAGATGGGTTATTACAAGCTATGAATTAGATTCATCAAGGGATGGGCTAATTGAGTCGCCTTTAACACCAAATTACAAGGGGAAAGATACTAAATCCCCTAAACCTTGATAATTCTAATTGTACCACAAAGAATTAATTATAAGGAATAAAAATGATGGTTTTAGAAAACGCATACAAGTTTAAAGACTATTTAGGGAGTCTGTTTGATGAAATGGGAATTTATGGAAGCTCTGAAGTGGTGGGTAACAATATAGACCTTAACATTATTCCTAAAGACAATAACAACCTACCGACTAAAGAAAAGGTTTTAGAGAAACTCAAAGAGATCATGCTAAAAAAGAAAAAGCAAGAACTAGAAAGCCAAATTAACGCTATTTGTAAAGAAAAAATCATTAAAGACTTTAGAAGCAGTGTTTTAGGGAATTTGCATGTTTATGATCTTACTTTAGAAGATCAAGCTAATTTGCAGGCTTTAGTAATTGCTGGCATTGATTCGGTTTTTAGGTGCGCTGAAGTTAGTAACGGCGTTGCGCTTAACAAAACTTACAAGAAACACACTAAAGCGCAAATTTTAAAATTATCCCAAGAAGCTTTAAAGTTTAAACAAAATTTGATTATATTTTATGGTAGAGAGAAAGAACGCTTGAACGCTATTGATAGTTTAGAAGCGTTAGAAAAATTTGTAATCAAAGAATACTTAACATGAGGAAGTTTAGCGACCCGATCATGGCTGAGTTTAGCAATGATGGTAAAAGTTTGAGGCTTGTTGAAGGTTTTGAATACTATTTGAAAAACGATCATTCTAAAAAGCTAATTATTCCGAGCGGTTTTTCTAGCGATGGCTTTACGAATATGGGTTTTAGTTTTGTAATACCACGATACGGAAGCGGTTTGAAATGCGCAATCTTGCATGACTACATGTGCGATGTTTTGAATGGTGTAGTCCCTAGACCGCATGATTTTTTCATTAACACACGCAAGGAATGCGACGATCTGTTTTTAGAGAGCATGCTTGAAGTGAAAGCGTTTTCAGTGTTTAAAGCGGTTTTGATTTATTACGCCGCGAGGTTGTTTGCTAAAGTGAAAGGCTTGAAATGATGCGAGTCGTGGTTTTTGATGTTAGCGGTGTGTTAGAAGCGTTTGATTATAGAGGCGTTTTAATCCACACGCAAGAAATCAAAGATAATCTAAACGCTAAACTACCATTCACGCAAAAGAACTTTTTCAAGTTTAACGGCGTTAGTTTTGGTGTGTGTGATGGAGTGGGCAATTTGGATTATAGAGATTATCCTAAAAATATCAATTTTAACGCGCTTTTAGTGGAGAGCATAGAAAACTACCTATTAAACGCTAAAGAGCCAAAAAACAAGCAACAAAAGGCTTTATTAACAGATTTTTTAGAAGTTTATGACAAGAACATAGAAAAAGGTTTTAATTACCTTAAGCCTAGGTTTTTTTTAGAGCGAGAAAAAGAATTGATAGAAAGGATTTTAAAATGATAGAAGTTAGCGAAGTTATAGCAAAAGTGCGAGAACGATTGAACGATAACGAAGTAGGGAATTATGAAATATTAGACAGCGTGCTAGTGGAAAATATCAATCAAGCGCTTTTAAAAATTTGCTTAGAGTTCAAGCTTAACAAAGCGATCACAAGATCTTTAATCATTGAAGAAGAACGCTTTTTAACGCTAAATAACCTTTTAGGGATAGAAAGCGTCAAATTAGATAAGAAAGAAATAGAAAACCGCAACACGATAGAAAAAGATACCGGAGAATTAGAATTATTGATTTTGAGCGATAAGATAAGTGTAACGCCGTTTAAAAGCGGAGAGCTTGAAGTGGTGTATTACACTTACGAAGAGATTAGCAGTATTTTAGATACTATCAAGTTGCCTAAAATATGCCTTGATGTTTTAGTGTATAGCGTTTTATGCAACCTTTTAGAAATACCTAACAATGAAACCAATTTTAGCGTTTTAGCGAACTACAAGCAATTACTAAAGCTTGCTAAAGATAACCTAACGAACTATTTAAGTTTAATGTATTCAAAAAATATTCATTTTAGCAAAGTAGTGCGAGTTTGAGAGAAGACCACTTGATGGCTATATCCCATTCATCAAGTGGCACAAAAGGTGTTTTTAAATGCTAACAACATTTTCAACTTCAACCCAAAAAAGAAACAGCTATTAGAAACGACAGAAAAATCTAATAGCGAAAGAATATTAGCTAAAAGAAAAAATAAAAAATAGGGTTATATTAAATTTTTGAAACATAACCCTTAAAAACATTTTTGATTTTAGTTAAAGTTTGAGCACCACAATAAAAGAAAGGATAAGCATGGGAATTAAAGAGAAAGAGATCGAGCTAGAAACTCTAAAGCGTGAGATCGCGCAAGCGGAAGCGAGTTTGGAGCAAGATTTTATTAAGCACATGGTAGATAAGACTAATGAAAAAGTGGAAGATTTGTTTTTTAGCGATAAGCCCGAGTTTTATAGGTTTGTTTTCACGGAGCAAAACAACTATTTAAGAGAAAAACTTACGGATAAAGTTAGTAAGGCTATGGCTTTAAGCGATGAAATCCAAAGCGATAAAGACGCTGAAGAAATTGAAAGAGACAAGCAAGCGTTTTTAAACAAGCACCCTGAAGTTGATTTTGACGAGCTTTTAGAGTTTTATGAGGAAGAATTACCTAAACGCATTAAAACGCAGATTGACAAGTTAGAGGGAGTGGCTTTTTTTGAAGCGGTTTTAGACTATTTCAATGCGATCAACGCTAAAGAAGAAGAGCCTAAAAAAGAAGCCAAAGAACAAGAAAACCCATTACCTAAAGAAGCGTTAGGTAATGGTGTGAGTGGTGTAGGATACGCCAATAATGAAAATATCATGACAAGATACTAAGGAGCGTCAATGTTAATGTTAGAAAAGCTTAATAATATTAATTTCACCAATATTTCCAATAACCCTAATTTAGGCGTAGAAGTCGGTAGAGAGATCCAAAATGCAAGCTGGATTAAGAGTCCGTTTTTTAGCATCACAGGCACAGGCGCGGATCGTGGGGATACAAACAGAAACTAAAATCATATAATAACCTATAAAATCCTATAATTTTTGTATAGGTTATTAAGTTTTGTGTTATACTGCTTGCATGAATAAAAGAATGCTATCAATCGGTCAAGCGAGTAAGCTTTTGGGTGTAACTATCCAAACCTTACGCAATTGGGATAAAAAAGATTTGTTAAAACCTGATGAACTCACTAAAGGCGGTGAAAGGCGTTACAAGCTAGAAAGTTTAAGGCGTATCAATAGAAGCGTAGTCTTTAATCAAGATGAATTAAAAACAATAGCTTATGCTAGAGTAAGCTCGCATGACCAACAAGATGATTTAATCAGACAAGTTCAAGTTTTAGAGCTTTATTGCGCTAGATGCGGCTTTAACTATGAAGTGATACAAGATTTAGGGAGTGGCATGAACTACTATAAAAAAGGCTTAACCAAGCTTTTAAACTTAATCTTAGACAATCAAGTCAAACGCCTTGTATTAACGCATAAAGACAGATTATTACGCTTTGGAGCCGAATTGGTATTCAGTATTTGTGAAGCTAAAGAAGTAGAAGTGGTTATCATCAATAAGGGTGATGAGAATGTGAGGTTTAAAGAAGAGTTAGCCAAAGATGTTTTAGAAATTATAACCGTCTTTAGCGCTAGATTGTATGGCTCTAGGTCTAAGAAAAACAAAAAACTCTTAGATGAAATGCAAGAAGTAATAACTAACAATGTCAGCTATTTCAATCACGCATAAAATCGCTTTAAAGCCTAATAACAAGCATACTACTTACTTTAAAAAAGCTTTTGGGTGCGCTAGGTTCGCTTATAATTGGGGGTTAGCTAAATGGAAAGAAAACTACCAACTGGGTATTAAAACTAACCATCTACAGCTTAAAAAAGAATTTAACGCTCTTAAAAAATCGCAATTTAATTTCGTTTATGAAGTAACCAAATACGCCACCCAACAGCCTTTTATCCACTTAAATCTATCCTTTAATAAGTTCTTTAGAGATTTGAAAAAAGGTTTAGTGAGTTACCCTAAATTTAAAAAGAAAAGAGAGTTTCAAGGTTCTTTTTATATAGGGGGCGACCAAATTAAAATCATTCAAACAGCTAATACTGATTATTTAAAAATACCTAACTTACCCCCAATCAAACTCACTGAAAAACTAAGATTTCAAGGCAAAATCAATAACGCTACCATCACTCAAAAAGGCGATCATTTCTATGTTTCAATCTCTTGTTGTGTTGATGAGAGTGAATACAAACGAACCCATAAACTCCAAGAGAGTCATAATAAACTAGGGATTGATATAGGGATTAGATCCTTTGTGAGTTTGTCTAATGGCTTAAATATCTATGCCCCTAAGCCCTTAGATAAGCTTACTAGAAAGCTTGTAAGAATTAGCAGACAACTGAGTAAAAAAATCCACCCAAAAACCAAAGGGGATAAAACCAAGAAATCTAATAATTACTTAAAGCATTCTAAAAAGCTTACCCACTTGCATGAAAAAATCGCTAACATCAGACTTGATTTTTTACACAAGCTCACAAGCTCTCTTATAAGACACTTAAACTCGTTTTGTTTAGAGAATTTGAAAGTCAAAAACATGTTTAAAAATCACAGGTTGGCTAAATCTTTAAGCGATGTTTCTATGTCTGTGTTTAACACGCTATTAGAATATAAAGCTAAATACTCTAATAAAGAAATTCTAAGAGCTGACACTTACTATCCAAGCTCTAAGACTTGCTCTAATTGTCAAAAGGTTAAACAAGATTTAAAACTTAAAGATAGGATTTATCAATGCCTAGAGTGTGGCTTTGAATTAGATAGAGATATAAACGCTGCTATCAATCTTTTAAAGCATTTAGTAGGTAGAGTTACTGCCGAATTTACGCCTATGGACTTGACAGCTCTGTTGAATGATTTATCCAATAATCGTTTAGCAACTAGCAAGGTTGAACTAGGAATACAACAAAAATCCTAAATTAAGAGAATTTTATAGCTCTTTATAGGATTTTATAGGTTTGTAGTAACGGATTATTTTTAGACACTAAAAAAGAAGAAGTTAAAAAAGTGTTAAAGCAAAGTTTAGAAAACTTAGATCTTGATCCTGTGGTAGTGGAAGCGATAGCTGAAACCAGTAGCGACGAGTTGATTTTGAAAGCGATGAACACGGCCTATATTAAAAAACAGATCTTATTTTGCGCCATTGTAGCAAGAGGTGAGCTGATTAAGATGATCAAAAGAGCAGGCGATGATAAAGTAAAAGACAACATAAATATTATTATCGCAGCTGAAAAGGTTTCAAAATTATTTATTGATGCTGGCGTTAGCTTGTTTGGAAAAGAACAAATCCAAGTAATAGAAATTAACAATAATAACAATGTAGCACAGATGAACATGAATGATTTGTTAGCGTTAGCGAATGCTGACGGTAATGTAGATTAG